CCTTCATCTTAATAAAATCAGTATGTTAGAAAATGCCCCTAGAAGGGAGGTCTTCCCCGAAGGGGTAGAGGGAGGTCTACATGCTCCCCCTCCCCTCACGTTCTACCGGAGGATCGTCCTCGTACCCCTCCCCCCACCAGTCCAGTTTCTTAATCTTTTATAGTGCTGATGCCCACCTGTATCATCATTTCCTTTGACGACCGTGCCGTGGAAAGTGAACAGCATCTCCGAGAGTGCGGGGTTGTTCGTAATTCCGATCTTCACGTTCACCCCCTTAGCATTCCCTTCCCATGCCTTCATCTCCTCCAGCATGAGGTGGTCTTGGCGGAGGAGCATCCTCTTGTCCACATCCTGTCCCATCTGTTCGACCCAATACCCGACCGCCATAGCGAGGCTGTCGAGGCGGTCGTCATGAGCGAGGCTTCCCCTGTCTCTGGTAATCCGGCTCATCTGGTACATGAGCTGATACTTGAGGGCCGTCTCAGGGGGGAGGTTCTTAGTGGAGAGGTTGTAGTCCCAAAGGATGAGGTTCTTGTCGATGACGAGCTTGTGCTGGTTCATGACGGGTTCGAGGGTGTCGATGATCCGTGCTTCCTTCTGCTTGCTGTGCTTGACCTCTTCGATGCGGCAGGGGTGTGTCTTGGTGAAGTATGGGCTGATGAGCTTGGTGAACATGCCGTCCCCGAAGTTGGCCTCGATGATGACATGGTTGACCGCCTGCTGCTTGGCAAGCTGGACGATGGAGGAAAGGGTGGCCTCGCTGTAGCCTTCCTGATAGGCCCGCATTGCCGTGACGTACAGGTAGCCGTTCAGCATCTTCACGACGCACACGGCGGTTTCGTCCTTGCCTCGTCCAGCCGGGTCAATCGCCATGACGGAACCTGTGTACGGGAGCCATGTGCCGTGGAGGAAAGCCGGGCCATAGTATCTGCTGTCCCCGTTCAGGCCGACGCAGGGGACGTCGTTCAGGATGTTTGTGGTGCCCGCCGCCCATATGGGTTTCTCCGGAGCGTCGGTAGCCGAACACGACATCACAATCAGGTCCCCGAGCTTGAGGGGGTACTTCTCCATGTCGGAGAGCCGGGTGTCGAGCATGAACTGGAGCTGGAACCCGCTGCGCCCATACGAGAGTTCGCGTTCGAGGAGGTCGTCGTCCGAGAACCTGCGCGGGTCCGTGGTGCGCCCGACAAGGGTAGGGGAGTCTTCAAGTCGCTTGAGGATGAATGGGGCCAGCCGTTCGCTGCCGTAGTTGATGAGCTGGTCATCTGACGGATACCGTGCGGGCCATACGCGGACGGCATACCCACGGTCAGGAAGCTGGTTGTAGAGGGATTGTTCGGTCTGCGGGGTGCCGAGATATGTGATGGTGCCGCCGGGTTTCAGGATGGCATCAAATTCCTTGACCGCTTCCGAGAGCTTGTCCCGCATGGCCTGCGTGAAGCTGTTGTTCGGAACCTCGACGTCATCGCTGATGATCTCGTCGGCGCGTCCGCCCGTGATCTGCGAGAAGATGCCTTTCGACGTGACACTCGGCGCATGGTCGGCACGGGCGGGGCCGACGTCGAACGAGAGCTTCGAGCACCGCTGGTCGGCACGGGGGATGAGACATTGAAGTATAGGGATTTCATTGATGAGCCTCATGCAGAACGTCGTGAAGTTGTCGGCGCGGTCTTTCGATGCGGACAGCACCATGAATTTGAGGTTGGGGTTCTGCCGGAGCCTCCAGACGACATAGGCCGCCGTAATCCACGACTTGCCCACGCCTCGGAAGGCTTCGATGATCTTTCGCCTCGGCCCATGCTGGAGGTACAGGGCGATGTCGAGCTGAATGGGGGTGGGGTCGGGAAGGTTCAGGTGCCGCCAGACAAGCGTGAGGAAGACCCGGAAGTCGGTCAGCTTCTCCGGCATTGGGGGGATGGAAGTCGGGGTGTTCGTAACAAAACCTCCAGTGGTGTGTGCTGTTGAAGAAAAAAATGCCCCGAAAAAAGAAACCCGACTATTGGGTCGGGAAAACTTCTTTCGGGGCTGTTTCGTCGTTTGAGAGGGGTGTGGCTGGCAGTTTATTTGAAATGTTGCGCTCTGGCTTTCATCCGTTCTCGGGCATCGGCGGAAATGTTTGGGCTTTTCCCCATTCGGAAGGGGTAGAGCGGACAAGGAGCGATGGGCCACTGATTGCCTCGGCAGGTAGGCACTTCACTGGGAACACCAGCGCAGCACTCCTCGACGCAAAATGTCCGGCAGGCTTTCAATGGGCGGTGGGGTGTTCCATCGGTAGGACGGATACCCATTCGGTAGGGCCAGAGCGGGCATTTTTCATGCTCGCAGGTTTTGATTATTTCGAGATTGTTTTTTTGCACTTTCCCATTCACGCAGAGGACACAGTGTTCCCGAATAGCTTTGAGGGCGGATGCCATACTCTTTTCCTCCAGCCATTGGCCTTTTGGATGGTGAAACACGCTTGAAAAAAGAAAACCCGACCAACGAGTCATGCGCTCGAAGATCGGGTTCAAAATAGGGTGTGGTTGCAGGGGAGGTTAGTTGAGGAGGCTCACTTCATCTTTCGAGACATCCTCGAAGGTCGGAAGGTTCGCCACAAGATCCTGTACGTCGGGGTTCGCAGATCCGGCACAGTCGATGCCATTGTCCTTGAGGAACTTGATCGCGGCGTTGATGTCCGCCGTGGATGCGTCCCCGGACTGGAGCCGGGACGTAAGGAGCTTCGCCACAACGCCGTGAAGTTCCGCGAGCGCGGACTCTGAGGCGCGGTTGTCCTTGAAGTTATTGGACATCTTTTTGAGATGCTCCTTGGGTTGAAAAAGGATATTGATTATTAGGCAATCGTTAGATATGTTCCAAAAAGACCTTCTCCCGCTTGTATCGGCAGGGTTATGGGAAGGAGGTGCGTATGGAGCACATAGCTGACGCTATGGCGCTGAACATCTTGTGCGGCGTCATAGTGTTTATGATTACGCGCTACATGCAGTAGTTGCTTTATAAAAGAGGCGACCCCGGTTCGCGGGGCACGCTTACCGGGGTCATTTCCGTTAGGGCATCAACCAGCGGGAGTAGGCTTCGGAACCAATCCTGCCGGGGCAAGGAAGTGTTGGCGCACTTCCTTGTCTTTTTTTAACAATAAAAAAACGTTAAAAAAAAGGCAAGAGTTTATTGGTCTAACATATTTTTGTTATTGATAAAATTTATATAACTAGCTGTTGTTTTTGATTTTGTATTCATTAATCAAAAATCCTATTTCATTAAATTATCCCTTCAAATAATACCCCAAAGCCGCCGACGTCAGGCACCAGATCACACGCTCGACCCATCTGTTTGCCCCTTTTCCTTGCGCCACATCCAACTCCAGTTTTCGGAGGCGGATGTCTATGTTTGTGATGTCTTCCTTGAAATGGGAAACCTGTTCGGAGAGGATGGCGTTGGAGAGGAGGAGTTCTTTCAGGTCTTTGAGGGTGTCTTTGATTTCGACGATGGCGGTATTGAGCAGGGATATGTCAGCTTCGTGGGTACAGGGTGCTGCCATTTAGCCTCCCGCATTTCTGAGTTCAGGCGGGTATTGGAGGCGTCTGCGTTCGCTCTCGTAGGCACTCCGGCAATGGCCCGGCTCCCAGAAGAACAGCGCGTCCACGAGCTTGCGGGGCCATGTGCGTATGCCTGCCTGTTCCCACCGCCAGCATCGGCTGCTCAAGGTTTCGTCAGGCCAGCCCATGAACAGGGTGTTGAGGAACTGGTCAAGGCCGATGAGGATGTGTTTTCCGTAGGTCATGCGGCTTCAACCTCTTCCGGCGTGGTCGCGGCCTCCACAGCCGCCTTGCGTTCCCCGCCGCGCTGCATCGTCCCGTTCTTGTGCTTCATGGCCCCGCCCGCGTAGAGCGCGAGGAAGCCCGATGCGTCGAACGTCAAGCGCTCAAGCTCACCGCCCGGCGTGTAGGCGTTCCACGTTACGGAGTCCGGCAGGCCCGGCATTCCCGATTGCTTCATCAGGCAGACGTTCGCCGTATCCGCAAAATTCTGCTGGTCAAAGGTGTCATAGCTGAAATGATAGGTGACTCCGCCCACGGCATAGTCGAACCCGGAAGCAATGGCGGCGGACGTTTCCGCGTCGATCCGTGCCTTCTTCGCTGTTTTCAGTTCCTCTAGCGTGGGTACATAAGGCTTTTCTTCGGTCACACATTCTGGATGCGCTTCGGCGTAGGCATCCACTTCATCCCACTCCTGTGCATATTCGGCGGAATAGGGGTAAACATGATAGGGAAGGCCGTTTTTTGTGATGACATATGAATCGTCAAGTGTACGGTGGATAATAGTGCTATAATCTATCATGGTATATCCTTTTTATGCTATCTTAAAATAAAGATAATGGCTATAGCCAATAGTTGTGCCGCCTGCGTAGTCCCCTTTAGCGGATAACGGTGACCTATTTAGCCAGACTCTCCAAGTTCCACCGGGAGGAAGAACCTTCATATTGCTTTCATCTAGTTTTATATTAGGTGTTGCTTCTGCCGAGTATGCCGCGTAGCTCGTGCTTCCCGCAGGCCCTTGCGGTCCCTGTGGTCCTTGCGGGCCTGTTGCACCAGTAGCTCCTGTGGCTCCTCTAGGACCCTGTGGCCCTGTCGCGCCTGTATCTCCCTTGGGGCCTTGGATGCCTTGCGGTCCCTGTGAGCCTTGCGGCCCCGTCGCGCCTGTAGCTCCCTTCTGCGCGATCAGCGTCCAGTAGGTGGTGTTCGTGGGCAGGATGGATGAGGTGGAGGTATGACTTTTCTTGCAGGCGTAGGAGCTTCCGTTATACGTCACCACGTCAATCTGCGCGGTGGTGCAGACATACGCGACGTTTGCGGCCCATGCGCCTTTCAGGTTGAGCGAAGTTCCTTTGGGGCCTGCCACCCCCTGTGGTCCAGCGGGGCCTTGCGGTCCAACAGGGCCTTGGATGCCTTGTTTGCCGATGGGACCTTCGGGGCCTTGAACCCCCTGCGCTCCAATGAGGTTTACGGGGTCAGCCCATGAGCCGTCAGGATTCTGGAAGGCCAGTTTGGTTCCAGCCCATTTATGTTCCGGAGCGGTCCCCTGCGGGCCTTGTGGCCCCGTTGCGCCTGTATCTCCTTTAGGTCCTTGGATGCCTTGATTTCCCTTGTCGCCTTTAGGCCCTTGGATGCCGGGAGCCCCGTCCTTGCCGTCCACGCCAGCAGGTCCCCGTTCTCCTGTCTCTCCTTTGTCGCCTTTATCGCCCTTCATTCCGGTAGCGACCCAATAGTCGGTGGCGACATCAGGTTCCCGGTTTATGGGTACGTCCTTAATCGCTTGATAGGCGATCCCCCGATAGAGGACCCAATCCAAGGTTTCATAAGCTTGCCCCGCATCCCACTCACCTTTATAGGTGGGGCGGACCTTGCCGATTTGCATGATGTTGCTCACGCTATAATGACCTCCAATATTCCGGTTTCCGGGTTGAGGTTGAACATGGAGCTGTCCACAGGGCCTCCGTTATACTCAAACTGCAAGTAGCCATCTGTATTGACAGAGAAGTTTCCGAATGTGAGAGGCAGCGGAGAATCCCCGATGGGGCCTTTGTCGCCAGTCGCTCCTTTAGGACCTTCGGGGCCTTGGGGACCACGCTCTCCTTGAATGCCGCGAGGCCCTTCCGGTCCCATCGGGCCTACAGGTCCGGTTTCGCCCCGAGGCCCTTGAGCGCCAGTTGCCCCTTGGATGCCTTGCGGACCTTGGGGGCCGCGCTCTCCAGTCTCCCCTTTTGGCCCTTGGATGCCTTGCGGACCCATCGGCCCCTGCTGTCCTTCCGGGCCTCGTTCGCCTTGGATGCCCTGCGGCCCCTGTATGCCGCGTGGCCCTTGCTCTCCCTGTGCGCCGGGAAGACCTTGTGGCCCTTCCTGTCCCATCGGACCTTGTGGCCCAACGGGGCCAGCGGGGACATACAAGGTCATCTTTCCGGACGTGAAATCATATTCGCCGCGACCGGGCGCGGTGGGGGACTCCTGCACGTCGATCCACATCTTGCGGAAGTAGTTGATCTCGATCTGTGTCTTGGCGAATACCTCTTCGACTTCCTTGAGGATTTTCTCAGCCTTGTCCTTTGCGGCGACGGCGGTTTCCCCGTCGAGGGCGTCGTAGGCTTCCTGCGCGATGTAGAGGAGTTGCGTCACCGCGAGGTCAAGGTCGGCCTCGGTGAGCGTGGAGCCGTCGCGGAAGTCCACGGCGGGCGTCACCTTGTCCGTGATGCGTTGGATGCGGATAGACGCCCCGTTGGGCGGGGCCGTGACGAAGCGTATGGTGCCGGATGTGTGCCATGAGTAGGCGAGGGCGTTCTGTTCCGCTTCGTCAAGGCTGACTTTGACGTCGGAGATTTTCAGGTAGGGAAAGGGGACGATATAGTCTTGGGTCGTTCCGTCGCCCGTATAGGTGACGTAACTGTAGGACATAAATGCTCCTTGAAGGTTATGGGATGTTAAGGGATGTTGCCTGTGGTACGGTGATGACGTATCTACGGAGGATGAAAGAGGAGGAAAGCGATGTCCAAAGTCGTTGTGGTTATAAGAGAAGGTGGGGAGGAGGATTGGGGTGATGAGATTGAATTATTACTGAATATTGTAAAAGATATTATGGATAATCTATTTCATAAATCGGCATGTGAAGATGTTTATGTTGAATATTCAGAATATGGCCCAATGGTTGTTCTTGGAAGATATATAAATAAAAAATGCTATAATATTTTACTGAGTGCAACAAGTTCATATTGGGCACAATTTATTTACCAGTTTTCACATGAATATTGTCACATACTTATAGGTACAGAAAAGACGTTCCCTCATTGTGTTGCAGGTAATTATTATTTTATGTGGCTTGAGGAAGCTCTTTGTGAACTAGCTTCTCTAGTTACACTTCAATATACTTATTGGATGTGGAAATATAAATGTAAATTTGATAAAGGTAATTATATGCCTTGTTTAGAGAAATATTTTGTAAACCGACTTTCTCTTGTCCCAGAATATGGCGATTTCAGAACATGGCTTGCTGATAATTATAAAGTATTATCTAGAGATTATATCAGAGAATATCGGGGAAATATCCGCGTAGATGAGAGTGTGAGGCTTCGGGGTGCCGTGGTAGCCCACGCTCTGCTTCCGCTATCACTTCATCCCAGATTTTGGGTACTGATAGGCAAGCTAGAAGAGTTTCAACCTTTTCTGGAGAGCGATAAAATCTGTATGCTTCTTCAAGCATTATCTGTTGTTGTGGAGAAAGATCCTGCTTTAGTTCACTGTTTGAAAGATATTCAAGATATTTTAACACCCACTTGGTTGAATACTCCCAACGTATTGCGTACTTAATCGCGGTACGCGCGACGTAAGCACCATTTTCAACTTGACCGCGTGCTCCTTCTGGGCCGGGATAGCCACACATAACAAAAACTCCTTGTTTGAATTTGTTGATAAGAATGATGAAAAGGCGGCCTTCATGTGATCATCGGGATCGGAAGGTCGCCTTTTCATCCGTATGGTGGGTGTGAGGCGGGGAGAGGGAGTTAATACGTTAGAAGCGCATCCAAGAGTTCCTGTTGGTTGTTTTCCGTCATGGTCCCGCGTTTGGAGGCGAGGCGTTGGTAGTCGGATTTCCGCACTTCATGGCGGAGGCTATCGTCCTCGCTGAGCAGTTCGTCTTGCGCTTTCTGTCGGTATGCATGGATGATGCGGTTGATGGCGACGGCGCGGGGGCCGCGTTCCTTGTCGGGCGGATCTCCAATGGTGTTCCTGTCGATGTCGTATTGCTGGCTGGCGAACAATTCCCCTAGGGACTCATGCAGCGTTTTGCCGCCGATGGTCGTCATGCCGTGCAGCTCGTTGAGCCGGGAATACTGTGCCGTGGAAAGCTCGACGCCATGTAGTTTCTTGGCGGGCGGGCCATAAATGCCTTCCGCCATCCTGTTCAGTTCATCGAGCACGGGGTCGTTGGCATTCGAGGGGATGAGGTTGTAGTTGATGGTATCTCCAGTGACCCAATTCCTCCGGGCGGGGAGGGTTGAGGACCAGCCGGGGATGGTGTTCATGGTGTAATCCATAAAGTCTCGCATCTCGCGCATGGGATCGTCGGCCTGCTGGCGCGCGAATCGGGCCGCCGACGCGAAGGGGACGAGGGTAGCCCCCATCCTGCCGAAATACTGGATGGCCTTTTCATTGGGATCATTGATGAAGTCTATAAGTTCGCTGATTCCCTGCATGTACGTCTTTGACGTGACGTTGTTCGACAGGGCGGCTACAGCCATAGAGACGGCATCATCATACTGGTCTTTGTTGAGATACTGGCCCGCAACGGCAAGGTCTGCGGCAATGCCGAGGAACATCCCTGCGGGATCGAGACGTCTGTAGGAGAGGTATTTGTCCCCGACCTTGATGCTGTAGGGCTGCCAGCCTGTGGCTTCAAGGGCTTGCCTGAGCTTGTTGTCCTTCGGAGGGGAACCTGTGATCTGCCCGCTGTGCGCCATCATGACGGCTCCGGTCCACATCAGGGCACCCATCGCCATTTTGGATTGGGCGAGGGCGGCTTGTTCCCCGCCCTCCTTGATCGCCTCCCGGTAGGTTTTGGTCATCTGCGCGACGCCGGGCGTATGGGCCACGAAGTCGCGGAACAGGTTCGTCGGCGTCTTGATGAAGGGTATGGCGATGCGGAGGACGGGGTGGGTGTTGGCAAGGTTCTGGATGCCGCCGCCAAGCGTGTTCCGTCCGAGATCCTGCGTCCATGTGGATTCCCTTGCGTACTGGATGCTGTCCTTGACGGCATCGTCCACATAGCGGCCCCGGATGGCGGAACCGTCTTTCTTGAAAGCGAGGGCAAGCCGCTCCTCGACATAGTGGGCCAGCTCCCCGGCATCCTTGATGCCCGCTTCCCGGCCTTCCCGCAGGAGCGAGGCGGAGAGGGAAGATCGGTAGTTCAACTGCTTGAAGAACTCGTCGGTGCTCATCAGCAGCCGGGAGGGGATGCGGAGATAGGGACCGACCAGACCCATTGCTCGGGCTATGTTCTCTTGAAGGGGGGACAGCTCGGTCCCCTTCGGGGCATCCTTGAGCATGAGGTTGCGGATGTTCTCATAGGTCATCGCCGCCGAGTTGGTTTCCATCTTTCCGCCCATCCGGTCGAGGATGTTGTCCTCCACCTTCCACGCCTTTTTCGCCAGACGGAAGCTGTCATTCCAGTAACGAAACAGGCCGGAGAAGGTGTCGAGGGCTTCGCGCTGCACGGCATCATCCCGCATGATGGTGCCCGCGAGGTACTTTTCGGCAGGCATGAGCAGGGTTTTCAAGCCGTTGGTCGCCGCGTTCGCGGCAAGCGTGAAGGGGCCGGACAGCATGTTGTTGATGCGGAACTCGTTGAAGACGTTGAACCATGATCCGGGTTTGACGCTGTGGGCCGCCTGCGCGACGGCTCCGAGGTTGTCCTTGTTCAGGCGTATGTCACGGGCCATCTTCTTGATTGTATCGGGGGTATAGCCTTTCTTGGCAAGTTCACTGGCGATTTGTTCCGTGGTGCCGCCTGTGGGGGAGGCATACCATTTGAACATCTTTTCGTCGCTGAATATGCCGCCCTCATTGCGCATGAAGCTCAAAAGCCGCCCGCCTTCCGTGGTCAGGTTCCGTTCGGCGAGATACAGGTTATCGAGATTTTCCTTTAGGTATACAAAGTCCTGCATCTCCTGCGGGGAGACGGCTGCCGGGTTCACCTCCATCTTTTCAGCGATCCTGTAGAGTTCACGGGAACAGAACTCCGTGCCATCCTTGAGGAGTGTCAGGGTCCGTTTCGCCTTGTTCAGAGGGATGTCGCCGGAAGCGGCGAGTTCGACCACCTTCTGGATTCTGTCCATGCCGTAATACTTGAGCCGTTCAGCGTCCTTGAGCACAGCATCGAAGGTTTCCACGCCCTGACCTTTCAGGGTTGCGGGGGAGATCTGCTCGTTGATGTCGTCAAGGATGCGGAGGCCGTTCTCATCACGGATAAGATGCGTGCGGATGTTGTAATCCTTGGACAGGCTCTCAACGACTTCCTCTCTGCTCTTGGTGGACGTGACGACATCAAGGATATGTTCCTTGATAGTGTCGGCTTTGATGGCTTCGGAAGGCTTGAGCGGGTGTTCCTCCGCTTTGGCTGGCGTGAGCGCATCGGTGTTTTGGGATTCAGGAAGCGTATGCTCAGAGGCGGGAGGCGTGGTTTCTTTTCCTCCCGCTGCGGAAGGAAGGGGAGGTTCGCTTTTACCGGCTGTCCCGGCGGCGAGATCATGGGGCATCTCTTTATCGCCGCGCAGTTGTTCCAGTTGGCGGGCTGTTTCGGCTACGATTTTTTCCTTGGCGCTCTTGCTAGTGGCCTGCGCCAGCCTCCACCCTCCATAGAGGGAGATGGCCCCCTCAAGAGCCATACCGATGCCGAGGTCTTCCAGCCCATGCTTGAGGCGGCCCACGATTTCGTTGTCGTCCTTGCTTACGGCAAGGGCTTCCGTCACCACGTTCTGTAATGCCGGGTGTTCCTGAATCATATTCGAGAGCATTTCTTCGTGCCCGTCAAACGAGGTAACGGTGGAGTAGAAGCTCTTGGCGGCACCTCGGGCGGCTATGGCACCCTTGCCTGCGCCTTGCAGCACTTTTATGCCTTCAAGCAGTTTCCCCCCGGTAACGAAGCCGGACACAAACGTGGAGATGTCTTCGGCAAATTTCCCTGCCGAGGTTTGCGTCTCCCCAAAGTTGCTCATGTCCGTGAGCCAGCCGCTGTCTTTGGTGGCCTTGGCGACGTCGACTTCCTCCCCGCCGTTCAGGATGGTTCCCGCAAGATCGATGGTTTCGTTGACGGAGTTCACCGGGCCGTTGGCGATGCCCTTGATCACATCTCCGACGTAATCGAAGAAGGAAAGATCATCGTCTTTTGGGGATGTATCCGGGGAGGGGGCTGGAGCGTTTTCGGCGACGGCGGCGGGGGCCGTGGTGTTGGCATCCGTGGCATTGAGAGGGGCTTCGCCAAGCCCGTGCATACTGGAAAGGGCTTCTTCCCCGCCCTCCAAGCCGTTGAGGGTTACTTCAATCGTGTTGTTCATTGGTTCTGCTGGCCTCCGTCATTGGGGATGAGCACGACTGGTCTGGGTTTTACCTTGTAGCCCATCTGTTCAAAGTGCTTGGGACCTACACGAAGAAGGGGAACAAGTGGGTGTTCGGTGGCGTGCTGTATTGTGGTGACGCCGAGGGAATCCGGTGTTGCTCCCACGGCGATGAAGAAGGTGTTCTGCCACGACAAGCCGCCCGGCGTATGGCTTTGGGCATAGGCCAGCATGTCTTGAACGCTGTGCATCCCCCTGTAGTCCTGTTCGGGAATCTGATCGGGGAAGAGGGTATTCAGGGCAGTGAGCGAATTTTTGAAGGGGGCATTGTAGGGGCTAGACATCATGCTGGATAGCGCGTCGAAAGGATTGCTGCGTTCTCCGGCAAGGGTTTCCTTGACAACATCATTGAACTGCTTGTTGTTTACAGATGTTTCCTTTTCCGCTGCATAGCGTTCCTTAAGGGTGCCAATCATTGTGGGGAGTTTTTCCGCTACGAACTGTTGCTTGTACAAGAGCATTTCGGATTGCGTGAGGGCCGCGTCGTCTTTCCCTTTCTTGGCCCGTTGCTCGTTGATGAAGCTCTCGAACTCGGTGGTGATGCCCGGAAGCTGGCTCATGGCCTCGGCAATGACGCCGACGGGAGCCTTGCGTCCGGTCGAGTAGGCCATGTACATGGCTCCGGCTTCTTCCACGGAAGCTCCGGTGATGGCTGAAAGGAAGGTCTTGCCGATGTCTTGGATGGAGGAGGACAGGTTGATGTTCTCTCCCGCCTTTTGGGACAGGGCGAGATTCTGATACACGGAGGCTTCGCTCGGCGGGATGCGGCCCGTCCGTATGCCTTCCTCCACGGCGGCCAATCCGTCCGTGCCCGTGATGATGCCGTATTTGAGCCTGCCGAGATCGATCTGGTTCTCCGGCTTGAGATAACGCCCCTGCGCGGCGGCCCGTGCGTTCCTCACAAATTCGGGATAGGTTTCATCGGTGCAGAGATGCAGCTTGTCCACGACCGTTTCCCGCGTGAGGTCGTCGTTTTGGGAACCATAGGCCGTCCCCGCTGACATGGCATTGCGGACCGCCCGTTGGCGCGCCCATTCTTCTCTGGTGTGCGACCGTGATTCGGCCTGCCAAGCCCTTTCGATTTCCTTGTCTTTGAGGGCTTCGATGCCTTTGGCGATGCCCGGCTGCGAAAGGAGGCTCACGGGTTTTCCATTGATGTTGACGGTGAGGCTTTTGGCGAGTCCTTCGGCTACGGCTGCGGAGTGGTTGCCCATCAGCACGGCCTTGCCGAGCATCCCAAGAACGCGGTCCTGCGAGTAGCCGAGCTTCTTCATTTCCTCGGCCTTGCCCATGATGACCTGAGCGGCATCCGTTACATAGCTTTGGCGTTCAGCCGGGATGTGTACGTTGTAACCGCCCGTGAGGGGGTTCATCTTTCCGGCGAGGGTGTCGGAGATGTTCTGGAACATCTGCTGTTCGAGCAGGTTGGCGTTCTGGCTTTCCATGTCCCGGTTGTGCTTGCCGAGGAGGTTGTCGAGGGAAGTGGTGGTGTAGGCCGTGTAGTGCTCGGCTATGTCGAGCTGGTCCATGTCCTTGCCTTCACCTTTGATGCCCGCCTGTTCGGTGTACTGCTTTCGGAAATCCTGTCCCCATTTGAGGATCTTTTCAGGGTCCCTTTCGTTGACCATGCCGCTGGTGACATAGGCATCCTTCAACGCGGCGTCGAAGCCGAGGGCCGAGGTTTTGAGGATTTCCTGCTTGATGTACTTTTTGACGTAAGGGTTCATGTTGAGGATACGCTCGTCTTTCTCGGACGCCTGACGCCACGCCTCCATATTCTTGGTCAGCTCGGGGTTTTCCACGGCGAACAGGGAGGCGGCGGATTTGTCCTCGGCTATCCGTCTGTCCAGCATCTTGGTGTAGGCATGGGCGATGCTCGGCTCGAAGCTGGACAGGCTGGCGGCGATTTGCCGCATAGGGGCTCCGGCGTAACGGTCATAGCCGACTTCTCCGTGGCGGGCGTAGCTGAACGAACTGAGCCCTTGGGCGTTGATGGCGGGGGTCAGGGAAGCGTTCCCGCCTATATCTTTTTTGATGGTTTTGGCTTCGCGTTCCCGTGCGGTGCTCATGATCATTTCACTCCGTCGCGTTTGTTCTTGGCGGTCCAGTAGCGGTCATAGGCCGTGGCGCCCGCGCCGCCGATGCCGAGCGCCGTTCCGAGCACGTTCATGCCCGTCGAATAGGAGGAGCCGGGGGAGATGTAATTCTGCTGCCCGTTGATCCGGTTCTGCGCCCTGTCCTTGTAGGCGTTGACGTTCAGATCGGATTTGGCGGAACTCATCTCGTAGTTTTCACGGATCATGTCTTTGCGCGTCGCCTCCTGCCGTTCGTAGTCCGCCATGAGGAAATCCAGAGCCAGCCCCGAGGCGTTGGTCGAGGCCAGCATTTCGCCTTTCTTTTGCAGGGCTTCCTTCTGGACTTCCTGCGCGTCGCGGGACGCCTTGTCCTGTTCCTGCATCTGCGCCATGCGTTCGGCGGCGGACTGCTCCACGTATTCCTGCGCGGCGGCCTTGTTGTTGAGTTCGTTGACGCGGGCGTATTCGGCGGCCTGCGCTTCCTGATACTGCGCTTGGGCCTTTGCCTGCTGGCTGGCGGACACGCCCGACGCGACGGACGAAGCCGCCCCGATCACGAAGGAGGCCACCGCCATAGTCATTGGATCAAATCCCATAGTGCGTTTATACCCTCGCGTTTCTGGTGTTGTAGAAGCCTTCCCAACTGGCGTTGACGAGCGCGAAGGGAAGGAACGAATCACTTCCCACTTTGACTTCGACCTGTGTGTTCAGGCTGAGAATGGGGAAGTTGATCGTGCCTGTGTAGAGGGGGATCGCCCCGATGATGTTGGTGCCGTGCCCGAGTTCCCGGCCCGTGAAGGTATAGGTGCTGGTGGGCCGGAACTTCGGCGTGACGTGCATGTGGAGGAATCCCGTGTTCGAGCAGTTCAGGGTAAGCCGCCTGAGCTGGAGGCGTCCGGTGGTGACGGCGTTCCCCTTGCTGTCCCCCTCGCGTATGGCGAAGGTGGAGAAGGTGTAGGAGGACTCGTAGGGGATGCCGATGAAGAGTTTCCTGCCGTGCGCGTCCGGGCCTTCGACGGTGAGCGTCCGGGGTCCGGTCACGTCCACCCGGCGCAGCAGGTTGCCGGGGGCGTCCGGCCCGCCTGTCCGTGTGACGACCACGGGCGTGTATCCCGCCGGGATGTCGTAGGGGAGGGTGATCGCCGTCGTCTTGTTGATGGCGTCGTAGGCCCCGAGCGTGACGTCCCGTTCGGTGATCTTCCTGTCGAGGCAGTACTCGAAGGTTTCGCCTTCATCCTTGTACCCCGGCGTGATGTCCATCTTTTCCAGATAGACCCCATCGCCGTACTGCATGATGAGATAGACGCCCGTGTTGAGGATGGCGGCGGAAAGGACTTCCCCGCACATGTCCCACCGGCTCCACGCGCTCTGGATTTTTTCGCTGCCGTTCCAAAAGTATTTGTAGAGCCACAGGCTGGTCCGCATCTCTTCGGACAGGACCAGCAGCATGTCCTCGTTCGTCGAACATTCGAGGCGGCTGACGTTGCCCCGGACATAGCGCGGGACGTGGGCCGTGATGTCGGAGGCGTCGTTCTGGTCCGAGTTATCGGGCAGGGTGATGTATTCGCGCACGCCTCCCCATTCCCCTTTGTCCGTGGCGAAGAAGACCGTCTTGCCGGAAGATACGGGGGCGGCCTTCATGGATGCCTCGAATTCGGTGACGGGCTTGATGCTGACCGTGGCGTTCGAGAGCACGGTGTCGTGTTCGAGCACGAACTGGCTCTGGTCGCTGAACAGGAGGAGCCCGCCCGAGAAGGTCACGGCATGGTGGAGGATGCTCGACTTGGTGTGCGAGGCGGCGACATCCACCACGTCGCTGTCCACGAGGGTGGTCACGGTGGTCAGGAAGAAGTTGAAGAACTCCCCGACCTCGGACATGACCACGTTCTCCCCGGAGAGGAAGGACAGGCGGTTGCGATAGAAGAACAGGCCGTTGAGGGTCCGGCCCACGAAGGATGGGAAGGGGGCCGAATCTTCGTCGCCGCAGATGCGTTCGCCCCACTCAAGGGGGCCGAAGGTGAAGGTGCCGTCGGCCTGCCGGATGAGGGCGTGGGGCAGGGTCGCCGGGTCCAGCTTGCAGGGGATGCCGGGTTTGACGGTTTCCTTCCATGTGCCTGATCCGAAGGCGTCGCCCGCGTCGGACGGCTCGAACACGCAGAAGTAGTTGTCGAAGGAGCTGCTGGCGTCCCCGATGATTTCCGTGACGAAGCCTCGCGGGGCCACGGTGGGCAGGTCGCTGAAACGCTGGACTTTCCCCTTGCAGGCCGAGGTATGGGTGTTGGAACGGGAATCCTGCACCTTGACGGTAAAGTCCCCGCCGTCGTGCCTGCGTATCCAGATGGTGGAGTTCGAGGTCTGGACGGAGAAGATGCTTTGCGGGATTTGTGCTGCGAGGGATTTGGCGATGTCCATTGAAGAGAGGGGGTCCGCCACCTGCGTGTCTTCCGTCGCGCCCGATCCTGTCGTGATGCTGTATTGCTGTCCCCTGATGACGACGCCGTATGTGGTGTAGGGGGCTATGCCGCCAGTTATTGCCCATACGTTTGCGGATGCGCCTGTGTTCGTCATGTTGATGCCGCTCACCTCGCTTGCCGGGACAGTGAGCACCAAACCAAGCGGGCTTATTGTGGTTGCGACATAATCGGAAGGTATGGCGTCATGAAGCGATCTGTAGATGCCTATCGCGTCGGGGAGTGGGGAGGCTTTCTCCGTGTCGCTCAATCCGTCGGCGGTGAGGGTGGAGTAGACGTTTCCGTTCAGCGTCAATTGGTAGGTCGTGTTGTAGGACGCCTGTTTGATGAAGACGATGGCTTCCGGCTGTCTTTTGGGCGAAAGGTCGGGGAGCGTCTTGACGGCGACGCGGCGGTTGAGGACGAAGGTGTAGTCGTTGATGGTCAGGAAACGCAGGTCCCGGTTGGGGGCGGTCGCCGCTGCGAGATAGGCGGCTCCCGTTCCCGTGACGGAGACGGTTTTGGCGTTGCCCTCAAGGTCGAAGACGTTGATGCCGCTGGCGTCCGCCGTGACGATGTATTGTTCCGTCTCGTCGCGGTTGATGTGGTGGCTGGCGATGCCGTTGGCGGCGGGGGTATCCCGGATGCGGGCGAGGTGCCGGGTCGCGGGGCGGCGCTTGAGGAAGTCCGTCACGCTGGACTGGCAGTTCACCTGCTCTTCGGCCTGCGTGGGGAGGCGGACGTTCCAAGGCTGCTGGCTGACCCCGGAGATGAGGTTGGGGATGGTGGAGGAGACGAGCTTGCCCATATCAGAATCCGAGCCTCCGGGTTGTGTTGTTGCGGCGCATCACGGCATCACGGACGCGCCACGTGCCGACGGGCGGATAGGTGCCCATGAGCAGGTTGGGCCTGTCCTGCCTGCGTTCCTCGCCCATGAGCTGGACGCGGGCGCGGGCTTCGTCGGCCTGCTGGTATTGGCTGAGGACTTGCGACCCCACGACGCGCTCCTGAAAGATCCGCAGGGCCTTGAGCGTGGTGTAGCGGCGGGCGGCTTCGGGGAGCTGCTCGAAGGGCAGGAGCAGGGTGACGGTGCAGAAGATTGCCGTGCCTTGCGGGAAGGTGAAGGTGTGGTTGATCCGGTCATAGACCTGATTGCCCCGGATGGTCAGTTCCCGGTCGGACGGTTCGCGGAAGTGGACGCGGACGATGGAGGGGTGGAGCTTGACGAGGCCGTGGATATCCGGGGTGAGGGGGTAGTTGTCCTCGACGTTCCATTGGAAGCCCTCAAGCTGCACTTCGCGGGAGGTTTCGTTGAGGATGTGCCGGGCGAGGGAAACGTCCGCCGTGACTTCGGAGAGACTGTTGACGGGAGCCTCCCCGATGCCGGACAGCATGATGTTGACGGCTTCGAGTTCCGTGGTGGGGGTGGGGGATGTGGTGGACATGAGAGGGAGACTCCCGAAAAAGGGGAGAAGGGTCGCCCCCTCTCCCCGCAGGTTGATGGTTACGCCTTGGCAGCCGTCGAGAGTTCGATGGCGTAGGAGGGGTTCAGGACGCCGTGGCCCATCGCGTATTTGGCGACCATGAGCGTGGACTGGTACACGATGTTGAAGTCGTGCCCGGACTGCTGGACGGTGAGGTCCTTGAGCTTGACCGTGGCGATGGCGTTGGACTGCATACACAGGCCGAGGGTGTTGGTGAAGTCGCCGTAGTAGGTGTTCTTCTCGCCGTCGACGGCGGAGGCGATGTTCTTGTTGGGCAGGTGGTTGGACATGAGGATCTTGATGCCCGCGATCTTGTCGAGCTTGCCGTCGGAGTACGAACCCGCGCCGAGCCAGTCGCGGTTGAGCACCTTGGTGGTCTGGTTGAGCAGGTAGAACTGCGCCGGGCGCAGGATGAGGCAGCGTTCCTGTTCGGGCACGTCCTTCTCGTCGAAGGTCTGGGAGCAGGAGAAAACGGCCTCGGCAAGCAGTTCGCCGTCGGTGGCGAGGGTCGCCCCGCCCTTGATGACGGAGCCGCCGGGTTCGTCGTCGATGATGCCGGAGCTGCGGGCCGCAAGCACGGCGACGCGCATGGTCGTCTCGTCGAAGCGTTTGGCGAGGGCCACGCCGAGCTGCTTGGAGTATTCGCGGCGCACGTCGTAATGGTTCATGGCGTCTTCGAGGTCGTAGATCGCCACGTCCGCGATGAGCAGGTTGTCCACGTTGATGGTGCGCTCGTTCGCGGCGATCTTGTTGCTGCCGAGGATGGCCTCGCCAGCGGTGTGGTAGCGGGCGTTGGCGCGGCCCATGACGGCGAAGGAGGCGGACTTGCCGTGCGTGATGGTGCGCATCTTGTGCCAGTCCTTCATGATGTTGTGTTCGTCGAAGGCGGTGAGGACTTCCCCGGTGAACACGTCGCGGAACATTTTCGCGGGATCGGAGCCGAGGTTCTGTGCGCCGGGACGGGAGAGGGTGAGGTTTTCAGCCATGAGGGGAGGAAACTCCTTGGTTAAAAGGTCAGGGATTAAAGACTGCCGTTGCTTTCCGCGTATTCCATCCAAAGCAGCAGGGCTCCGGCTTCATCGGGCGGAAGGCAGATAAGGCCGTCAGGGGTGATGATCGCTCCGGGCGTCGTCGGAACCGGAGGCAGGGAAACGTCTGTCCGTGCCGCCGAGCTTGCGCAGCCAAGCGGAAGCAGGGTCAGCGCGGACAGCAGCAATACGGTTTTCAGCATCGTGTTTTTCCTTGTCGCGCCTGTAGTCGGACACCAGCCTGGCGAAGAAGACGAACAGGTTGCCGAGCAGGATCAGCAGGTTATTCATTCCGGCGCGACGAGGCGACATCCGTGGACGTGACGGCGTTCTTCGCCTTGCCCACGTTCAAAGCCACCCAGTTGATGAAGGTGTGGAAGGCTCGATAAAGGATGCTGCCGCCCTCCTTCGGCAGGGGAAGGAGCAGGACCAGCAGATTGGCGAGGCCCGACGCGCACAGGGTCAGTGCGGGGAACAGGACCTCAGGATTGAGCTGATTGAGAAAATCCAAGAATACCTCCTTGTTGTGCGGTTAGAGGAAGGTTTTCACTTCCCCGGTGAGGAAAAGGTGGGCTTCGGTCAGGCGGCGTCGGGTGAGGGCGCGGAAGGGTTTCTTTTTGCCGCCTACCGTCACCTTGTCCCACCGCTTCATTTCTTTGGCGGCGGCTTCCCACTTCCCCTCGCGTATGCGTTTCAGCATGGTCGAGGAGGCGAAGTTGCCTTTGCCGAGATTCATGATCCACGAGGCGCAGGCGATGGCCCGGTGGTCAGGCTCGTCCTTAAGGTTGGGGGCGAGGCGTTCCACGTCGCGCAGGGCGTCCAACAGGTCTTCCGCAAGGTACCGGCCTCCCTGTTCGCGGGTGATTGGCGAGTGGTCCTTGTCACAGAGGTGCCCGTAGCCGATGGTCCAGTATCCGGCGGGGCAGAGGTAGGGCGTGGGGGAGAAGCCTTCCCATTCCGTCTTGATCACGTCGGTGATCGGATGGGCAAGCAGGGTGTCGAGAGAGGGGATGATGGCGCGTTCCTCCTGTTGCTGCTGTTGTGGGGAGGCGGCGAGAGAGCGCAGGGCCTCAGCCGCCAAAGACGCGGGACCGGGCCACCTTGCGCTCCACAGCGCGAGTATAAGCAGGGTCCTTACCATAGCGGGGGTCCTTCATGGCGGCGACGACCTGTTCCGTGGACTCGAACGTGTCGGACGCCGCGCGGCGGGAGGCGGTGGCCTTTCCCGTGACCAGCTCGGGGGTGGAGCCCTCCTCTTCCCGGTACTTGGCGACGAGGCCGGATACGGCGAGTTTGATGAGCGCCTTGTCCCCGGAGTTCATGACCCGGTTGTACGACTCCTTTTCGGCGTCCGTGAGGCCGCCCTTGTCCGCCCATTCGGTGATGGCCCTGTAGCCGTCCTCGCCGCCCGCAAGCCCTTTCACGTCGCTGATGAAGCCTTCGAGCAGGGCCGTGCGCCCGGCGATGTAGCTGTCCACCACGGCCTTGCCGAGCCCCGCCTGTTCGAGCTTTGCGTAGCTTTCCTCGGAGAGGCCGCCCGTGGCGTCGAACTCCTGCTCGAATTCGCTGATGTCGAGGCCCTTGCCGGAGAGTTCCTTTTCCGCGTCGTCGCGGCTGGTGGAGGCGGATTCCTTCTCCTTGCCGTCAGCCGGGGAACCGTCGGGATCATCGCTGTTCGGATCACCTCCCTCGCCGTCGCCCGGCAGTTCCCCCGAAGGCGCGGCGGTAGTCGTTGTTTTGAGCAGTTCCTGATACTTGGCCTCAAGCTCCTCCACCGTGTCGAACTCCCCGGCGTAGCGTTTGGGGGAGGCGGTTGCGGCGGGGGCGTCCGGCCCGGTTTCGGTGACGGGGACTTCAACGGTGAGGTTTTCGGATGCGTCTTCCATGTGCGGTATTTTCCTTGTGGCGTTGAGGGTTAGTTGTCGATGCGGACGAGCCTGCCGGACGGCCCCACGGGAATGGGGGTGCCGGGGGTGGTGGAAGCGGGTGTGGCCTCGCCGGGGCTGGACAGGGTGAGGCCGGAGGCGGGGGCTTCGGGTTCTTTCTTGTTGCCGTTGGTGGTGGTGGCGGAATTGACGTTCGCCATGTGTGATCTCCTGTAGGGGAAAGGTTAGGGTTGTTGCTGCTGCATCTGCTGCTGGAGGCCCTGCTGCATCCCTTGCAGGGCTTCGGCATTCCCGGCCTGCGCCATGCCGCCGATCTGACGGAGGGCTTCGGGGCCGAGCTTTTCCATCATCATCTGGCCCTGCGCCTGCTGCTGCGCGGCCTGCCGTTCCTGCGCCAGTTCCTCTTCGTCCTTGACGAGCCCCTCCGTGGAGATGCCCATTGCGGAGGCGAGGCGGGTGACGGCGTTCTGCGGGTTGAGCAGGCCGAGGAAGGATTCGCCCATCAGCTCGGCCCCGGCTTTCAGGAACTCAAGGAGCTTCTGCTTGTCGTTGCCGCGCCCGATGGCCTCGAAGCCCGTGACGATGGAGGGCGTGACCGTGCCTTTGGGAAGTTCGGGGATGCGCTTCTGCCGGGTCATGGTCGCCATGCGCGAGGCGATGTAGGGGAGCTGGAATTCTTGGCTGATGAGGGTATAGACGCCGCCGAGCCCGGTTTCGAGTTCCTGCGCGATGACGCGGATTTCCTCGGCGGTCACGCGCTCGGCATCCCTCCGCACCCCGTCCATCATGAGGAAGGCGGTCTTGAGCCGCTGTTCGAGCCGCTGGATCTGCGCGGCGACGACCTGAAAGTCGGCCCCTTTCTGGACTTGCAGGAAGGCCACGTCATCGGCGTTCCCTTCGATCATGTCGCCGTTGGCGGACTCGGCAAGGGCCTTGGGGTCGGTGACGCCGTTGGGGTTCACGAGGCCCACCACCTTGGCGGACACGGCGCTGCCTTCCACGAGCGACTGGCACAGGCTTTCGAGGCTGCCGAGGTCCCCGAGCTGGAGTTCGACGAAGCTCCGCCCGTAGTTCTCCCCGGCGATGCTGTACATGCGCACGGGCAGCCACGGGCAGGCGTCGGGCTTGTAGGAGCCTTCCGAGCCGGGGAGCTTCACCCCTCGGCACTCCTGATACACGGCCCATTTCTTCGGCCCGCGTTTCAGGTGGGTGTAGATGTTCACGTCCTTGCGGTCGTCGCCCTTGACGGAAGGCTGCCCGAGCGTGTCGGCGGCTTCCCGTATCCGTGCCGCGACGTTTTCCGGGAGCGTGTCGAGGTTGACGGTTTCCTCGGCTATGATCTCCACGGGCGTGCCCATCGGGTCGCGTTCGACCACATAGCGGGACAGCGGGAACAGGCGCAGCCCCTTCTTGGGGTCGTCATGGTAGAGGACGTTGCCCGCCACGATGAGGTGCTGGTTGCCTTCCGCGACCACCGGGCGGTCCCCGGACGCTTCGACGTCGGCAAGCACGGCCTGTTCGATGCGCGAGAGGGCCTTTTCGATCTTGGTGCGGAACTCCTTGTCCGCGTCCTCCTCTTCCCGCTCCATGACCAGATTGTTTACCCGCAGCCGGAAGCACGGCTCGTTCGGGGGGAGCATGGTCAGGAGGAGCTTGGAGGCGAGGTTCGTCACGCCGTTGGCCCCGACGCTCTGGTACAGGGAGGGGAGTTCCTGCCCCTGCGCAAGATCGTCGGGCGGGATGAGGTAGGGGATGGTCAGCTCGGCACAGCGGCGG